TAATATTACCGAAAGGCCGCGCTTTTTTTTTCCTTCAAATCTGGCCGTCTATTTTCTATAAATGCGCATCAAACTAATGCGATGAACAACACGTGTCCTATGTGTCATCCTTTACTAAAGTAAAGGATTGTACGATTTTCAAATGTGCACATGCTGGTCCCCAGTGGCTAGATATGCAATATCTAGGAAGCTGCATCTGTGGTCCCCAGCATATAAGGCTGCTGGTCTATTGCGTTTAAAGTTTGGTCTTAGCGATAATTCACCATGCATCAGTGCCCGTTGCTCTATCATATGTAAGGTATTTTGAACGGCTGAGATCAAAATAGGAATTTGACCTTTATCTGACCGTTCGATTATTTTAGATGCCCGTAATTCGATAAAACATGTCCTATCGTTCGTGTTCCATACAAACATTGAACTGAATTATATCACTATATAATTCACGATCTTGCATAGTCGTCGCCATTCGTAATTATCGATCCAAATGGCTTTTATCGCACCATATACTCCGGGAAGACGACATTCAACATCAACAAACAGACTATTGAACGCAAGCAGGAAAATGAAAGGTTGGAAGTCTCGGAAATACCATGGATTTGTGCGTTATCGGAATTTTTATTCCGCATCCAGGACCCCAACTGACCTGTTTGGTGATCCTATCTCCAGACAATACACGCGCAAGGAAATTTGTGAAACGCAACAGGGATCTGAATATGTTCTCCAGAACAACCGCTACATGACTTCGTATGTCACGTATCCTGCTAAAACTCGAACGGGAACGAATAACAGGGTTCGTTCATATATCAAGCTCACAGGTCTTACCATGTCCGGAACATTCGGCATTCGATGCTCCGATTTGATGACCGATGTCGATCAACCCAGTGGATTATATGGCGTCGTGTCGATTGTTATTGTCCGTGATAAATCACCGAAGATTTATTCGACTGCACAACCACTCATTCCATTTGTTGAGTTATTTGGTTCGGTTAATTCATGTCGTGGGACCCTGAAGGTGGCAGAACGCCACCGAGAAAGGTTTGTGGTGCTCAATCAAACGTCCATACTGATAAACACGCCTCATTGCAACGCAATGAAGAAATTCTCAATTCGTAATTGCATCTCACGCACTTACTCTACCTGGGCTACGTTCAAGGACGAAGAAGAGGAAAGTGCTACTGGGCTATATTCAAACACGCTTCGAAATGCTATTCTTATATATTATGTGTGGTTAAGCGATGTACCATCTCAACTAGACATGTACAGCAATGTAATGCTAAATTACATTGGTTAATGCAATCATGATGCTGAAAAGAACTGCCATTAATAAATTTTGCAATAAATTTATCACACGCCTTTAGTTAATGGAGCGTTTACATTCGATTTCATACATTGTTCTACCGTTTTAGTTATTATTTCAGTTATCTCGTCCCTCGTAATGCTTCCCACTTGTGATGCCGATGGACCAGGATCTATTGCGGATTCATCTAATCCGCTGAGGTTTTTGTACGGTCTGCTGGTGACAGAAACTAGCCCAACTTCCGATCTACTTGCCCATGATTCGTTCGGACCAATCGCAAGATGTGGGACGCGTAACGATCTTGAACTGTGACCCATGAGTCTTGATCCATCGACGAGCCGTCTTGTCTGTGGTTTCGACCCCACCGACCAGAAATCTATGTCGTTGACAGTGAATTCTTTGCTTTGGATCTCTATTCTTGGTGCTCGGAATTCGACGTCAGTCGAATGTTTGGCCGAGGATAGTTTTAATTTACCGAGCATCTTACAGAAATGAACTCCATTCACTACGTTCGTGTTTTCTACTCTGTATTCAACTCTCCAAGGATTTTTATCCTTAGCGGAGAAGTATGAGGATGAGTAATAGTGGAGGTTGCAGTTGCATTTAATTGGAATTGTGAACTCTGCTTGTTTCGTGTCTCCCTCCGTCAATCGCATGTCGTGAATCTCAATTACCACATGCCCGACTGCATTAATTGGTACTTGGCTGCGATATTCAAGAAGAACGTGATCAATTTTCATGCATCTGTTTCTCAATTGACTGATTTTCTGCTCGAACATGGAAGGGAACGTCAGAGTGACCTCCGCAGCGTCGTTTGTGAGAGCGTACTCTACACGCTCCGATTCTATGTATCCTCCGACTCCAAGACCCATGTTATCATTTCTTATTGACATATCGGGCGCGCAGCGTAATTGGCTCCGCAGGTGAATTAACTATGAAACGTACACTACACCAGTCTTTGCAAAAAGACCGAAGGAAATTGTGGGAAAGGAAATGCAGGACAATTGCATTTCTAAAGAACATCTAACACCGATTTATAACCTATCATGTGTTATGTCCCTTGTCCATAGCAATAATTCGAAATTCATCCGTGACCGTTGCTCTATCATATCTAAGATATTTTGAACGGCTGAGATCAAAATATGAATGTCCTCTTATTAGCCCTGTTTGTAGCCAGCCCAATTTGCTAAAATTGGGATATGGTATATGGATTCTTGGGTCACTCAAAAATAGCCCAATTAAGTATCTAGCCAGTCCGCCCATTCAAAGAACGACACCGTTTGAAGTTTATTTACATGGAAAAGTTAGAGAGAAGTTGCACCTTCTCTCTCTAGACCCCAATTGGTGTCCCTTCAAAACTATGGTATATTGGGGTATGGGGTCTTATATATACCTTAGAGAAATTTATGGCGGCCTTTCGTT